AAGAAGAGAAAAAGAAATACATATGAAAATTATTGATAATATGTTAAGAGAACTTAGACAAGATCATGTTATTGAAATGATCGGTAATGATATTTTTGCAGGAACTAAAAAGAGAGGAGATAAAAATGCAAAGCACTAAACAAAACTGGGATTGGAGAATACAAGAAACTTTAGTTAAAGAAGTTTTACGTTTGGATCCAGAGAATGAATATATTAAACAATGGTGTACAATGACAAACCATCATGGTGCTAATGTCAGAAAAGCTAGAGACTATTATTTGAAACATGGAAAGTCTCCAGAGGAGAATGGAAAATATCCACCTGGCAGTTGTATTTAATTTAACTTTAGTATATAATTAAATTATGATTAAACAGATCAGAGAAGATACTGGAAATGTTTATTGGGAAATGTGGGACGACGAAGGTCGTCTTGCAACCATAACGAAGGAAGGTAGGAATTTGTATGTTGGCAAGTTTGAGCGATATACATTGAAGCACCGGACTAAGAAAAATGTAATCAACCATATCAATTTAATTATTAGATTGAGGGCTGAGAGCATAAATAAAAATGAACATGCCTTACAGGGTGTTCAATAATGATAACCTTGCTAATTATAGGAGGAACAAATGGTAAGCGTTGACTTCGATTGGGCTAATTGGAAAGCTCATGAACTAGATCAGTTCAATACAGGACTGATTGGAATTGATAGAATCTTTGATCAATTCAAACAAACACAACAAAATGTACAAACTAATTATCCACCCTACAACATAGTTAAAGTAGGTAAAGGTAATTACAAGTATGTAATAGAAATGGCTGTTGCAGGACATACAATGGATAGTATAGATGTAACAGTTGAAAAACAAATATTGACAGTTAAAGGCGCTGGTGCTGAAAAGACTGATACTGATTATATTCATAAAGGTATAAGTCAAAGAGGCTTTACAAGAACATTTACTTTAGCTGATACAATTAAAGTAAAAGGAGCTAACATAGTGAATGGTATTCTTTATATTGAATTAGAGAATGTTATTCCAGAGGAAGATAAACCTAAAACAATTAAGATAGGTGCATCTAAACCTCAACTATTGTTGGAAGACAAATAACAACAGGGGCTCTTCGGAGCCCCACTATAAGGAACATTATGAACAGAGCAAAATTAAAAGAAGAAATTATTGCTGATGAAGGTATGGTTAAACATATCTACTTGGATCATTTAGGATATCCTACATTTGGTGTTGGACATCTTATTCTACAATCAGATCCTGAGTCAGGAAAAGAAACAGGAACAGAAGTAAGCGAACAAAGAATACAAGAGTGTTTAGAAAAAGATTTAGATACAGTTTTAAAAGATTGTAAGATTTTGTATCCTGACTTTGATGACCTACCAGAAGATGTACAACACATTGTAGCTAACATGATGTTCAATATGGGTAGACCAAGACTATCAGCATTCAAAGGAATGAAAGCTGGAGTAGATTCAAAAGATTGGAACAAAGCTGCTGACGAAATGGTTGACAGTAGATGGTATAAACAAGTAACAAACAGAGCTAATAGATTAGTAGAAAGAATGAGGAAAGTAAATGTATAACGGAGTACAAGCGTTTAGATTAATAAGTGGTGAAGATGTATTTGGATCCGTTACAAAATTTGATGAAGATAATTTTCATGATGAGCCTTTTATAAAATTAGATAATGCAGCTGTGATATCAATGAGAATGGATGAAAAGACTAAACAACCTATGGTTGGGTTTGCACCTTTTAGTCCATTTGGTACAAAGAAAGATGTAAAGATTAGAACTGATAAAGTGACAATGACATACACTCCTAAGACTGAGATTGCAAATGCATATCAACAAACATTAGGATCTGGATTAATTAAACCAACAGGACCGTTGCCTAATCTTAAAAGATAGAGTATAATCTATTTAATGATTAACCAAACATTTTATACAAGTGTAGATAGACACAGAACTAAGTTTAGTGATGTAATCCGATATAGAGGATATCAATATAGTGATAAGAAATCTAAATGGATGCCTTACAAAGGTGAAGAAAAGTTTCAACCTACACTATATGTTCCTTGGAATGGTCTTTCTAAATTCAAAACATTACAGGGTCAGAATCTAAAAGAACATACTCCTGGTAGTATGAGAGATTGTGATAAGTTTATTAAAGATAATAGAAGTATGACTAACTCTACTATCTTTGGTAATGAGAAGTATGAGAACCAATTCATATCTGAGCATTTTAGTCATGCTGGTGAGATGTGGAATCGTGATGCAATAAATGTTGTTGCTCTTGATATTGAGGTTCAATCTGATCATGGATTTCCTGATCCTAAGTTTGCAAGTTATCCTGTAACTGCTATAACGATTAAAAGTAATAAAGATGATGCATACTATGTTTGGGCTCTTGGACCTTGGGATGATTATAAGAGTGAAGTTAAGATGGGTCCTGATGAGCATGTACATTATACAAGATGTTTTAGTGAAAAGGATTTACTATCTAAGTTTATAGATCATTGGCAAGTTAATTATCCTGATGTTGTTACAGGATGGAATAGTACTTTGTTTGATTGGAATTATCTTATCAATAGATATCTTCGTGTGTTCCAAGATGGTGTAACTAGAAAGTTTTGGAATGGTAAAACTAAACAATTAGAAGCATATGAGATGAGTAAGATGGCTTTGAAGCTATCTCCTTGGAAAGAAATAAACAAAGCTCTAAAAGACTTTGGTGGTGAGACTCACCCTTGGTATGATACTCAAGGTATACAACTATTAGATTATCTTCCTGTATTTAAGAAGTATGCATATACATATGGAACTCAAGAAAGTTATAAGTTAGATAATATTGCTAATGTTGTTCTTGGTGAAAGAAAACTTGACTATAGTGAATATGGAAGTTTACAATCTTTATATAAAGAGAACCATCAGAAGTTTGTTGATTATAATATTAGAGATGTACAAGTAGTACAAAGAATAGAAGAGAAACTTGGATTACTTTCTTTATGTTTTGAGGTTGCATACAAAGGTTTAACTAACTATAAAGACTCGTTTGGATCCGTTATAGTTTGGGATAGTATAATCTATAACGATTTAAAGAAGAAGAATATTGCATGTCCTGGTAGAAAAGTAACTAAGAAAGATGGACAGATAAAAGGTGCTCATGTTAAGGATCCTATCTGTGGTATGCATGAGTGGGTTATGAGTTTTGACTTGAATAGTCTATATCCACATATCATTATGCAATACAATATGTCACCTGAAACTATTATTCCTACAAAGGTAGATGATGTTGAAGTAGATGATCTGCTTGAAGATAGAGAATATAGAAGACCTGATAATTCTTGTATGGCTGCAACAGGTCAATTGTTTAGTACTTCAAAGCCTGGTATTATTCCTCAACTTATTGCTAATCTATACAATGAACGAGATGGAATAAAAAAAGAGATGATTAAGAAGTCTAAAAATAAAGAAGCTACTCTTACTCATTTAAGTAATGCTGATAATAATGATCATACAGGATTAAAAAGAGGTGGTGCTCATGGTAATCAAAAAGTAGATCTTGAACAACTAGAAAAAGATATTGCTAAACTTGATACTAAACAACTTGCACTAAAGATCTTAATGAATACTTTATATGGTGCATTATCTAATGAATACTTTAGATATCACGATACTAGAATTGCTGAAGGTATAACTGTAACAGGACAGTATACTATACGAAGTGCTGAACAAGCTGTTAATAAATTTATGAATGATGCTCTTAAAACTAAACGAGTTGATTATGTTATAGCTATTGATACAGATAGTTTATACATTAACTTTGGACCTTTTGTTAAGAAGTTTTATCCTAATCTAACCAAAGAGAACACTCTTAATAAGTTAGATGAGTTTGCAAAGAAAGTAATGGAACCTTTGTTTAAAAAAACTTATGAAAGATTACAAAAGAAGATGGGTTGTAATGAACAACTTATGATAATGAAAAGAGAAGTGATTGCTGATAAAGGTATATGGACAGGAAAGAAACATTACATGTTAAGTGTTCTTGATAGTGAAGGTATACGATATAAGAAACCTCAGATTAAGATGATGGGTATTGAAGCTGTAAGAAGTAGTACACCAAACATCTTTAGAAACTTAATTAAGAAAACTATCTCTACTATTATGACTAAAGATGAGAAAGCTGTACAGACACTTATAAGACAAGAACGTGAGAAGTTATTGAATCTTGAATATCAACCAGAAGACGTTGCTTTCCCTAGAGGTGTTTCTAATATGGATAAATATAGAGATAAGAGCTCGATCTATAGAAAGGCAACTCCTATACATGTAAGAGGTGCTTTGTTATATAATTACTTCTTAACTCAATACAATCTTGATAAGAAGTATGAGAAGATCTTTTCTGGTGACAAGATTAAGTTTCTTTATCTTAAACTTCCTAATAGAGTTCAAGAGAATGTAATTGCATTTAACGGAACACTACCTGATGAGTTTAAAGTAAAGGAACATATAGATTATGATTTACAATTTGATAAAGGATATCTTGAACCAATAAAGTCTATACTTGAAACTATAGGTTGGGATACAGAGAGAAAAGCAACACTGGAGGATTTGTTCTAATGGCACTAAAAAGAAATATACCTGAAGAATATATGGATTACGATTATGGATTTACTGGAGTCAGTGAGGAAGAGTATCGTAAGAAAGAAACAGAAGCAGATCAAAAAGTAAGTGAAGCAGAAGCAGATGCAGCACGAAAACTTAGAGATGCTAGTTTAAAAATTAACAAAGTTGAAGCTGCTAAAGATAAATTAGAATCTGCATACAAAGATAGATTGTATGAATGTGAAAAGTTAGTTATGCCTTTGCTAGTAAACTTACTAAAAACATCTGATAAAGAATACATTTATTGGCCTGATAGAAAAGAACAGGTAGAAGGTCAAATTGATAAGTTGTTAAGTTTTACTAGAGATTCATAATGTTTTTTGGTATACTCACATTAATAGTTGGATTAGCAATATCAGGAGTAGCAGCTTGGTATAGTATAGTTGGACTTATGGCTATATTTGCTGCAGCTAAGATTCCAATAGCTATAATGGGAGCAGTACTAGAAGTTGGTAAATTACTTACAGCTTCATGGTTATATCAGTTCTGGGATAAAACAAATACATTACTTAAAAGTTATTTTACTATTGCAGTTGTAGTATTAATGTTTATTACTTCAATGGGTATCTTTGGATTCTTATCTAAAGCTCATATGGATCAAACATTAACTGTTGGTGATAATAGTTTACTTATTGAAAGATTAGATAAGAAGATAGACAGAGAAAAGATTAGAATTAAAGATGCTGAAACAGTTGTTGCACAATTAGATAAAACAGTACAAGTATTAATTGATTATGATAGAATAAGAGGACCAAGTGGTGCTCTTGCTGTTCGAGAATCTCAGAATGAAGAACGAGCTCAACTATCTACAATTATAGATGATGCCTTTGATAAGATTGATACAATGTCTGTTGAAAAGTTAGAACTAGATAAAGAACAATTAGCATTAGAAGCTGAAGTAGGACCAATAAAATATATTGCAGCTTTTATCTATGGTGATGAATTAGATAAGAACTTATTAGAAAGAGCTG